TTCTGCAATACGAGACATACTCAAACTTATTGATTGTTCGCCCCTTCGCTCCATCTCCATTACAGAGACTTCTTTACTGTCGGGTAAGGGACAAACCTTACGGTTATTCCCTCCCCAAAGAACGGAACGTGCGACTTTCACCGCATTCCGCTCACGTATCTATAACGCATAATATCCCATTTGCGCGGCTCGATTGGAATTCATAGCTCTTTTTCGGTTCAGACGGTACCTTTTTGCTCGGCATTCAAAGTATTCCCTGTCAAGAAATGGATTCTTGTTTAAAGATATTTGCCCTTTTCGCACAATTGGCATATCCATCATCAGAAATAGGATGTTTTTGTCCGACATAAATGTCCACTTTCTGCCTTTATGCTCTTTCCAGTATTTGTTAACTATCCAGTGCTTGTTTTTGTTTGGGTGTCTGCGTTTGGACCATCTCCACAACATTTCCCATATGCGATGATCCAACGTATGAAAGCACTTCTTAGCACATGATGAGTGATGATAATTTGCCCATCCTACTGTCACCTCATTTATTTTCTTTATGAGTATTTCCTGTGTGGCTGTCTGGTTTTCTTTTATTATTTCACTGATTTTTCTCGTAATTTTCTTCATAGATTTATGTGACGGCTTGATAATCAGTTTTCCTTTAAATTTACGAAAGTTCCAACCCAGAAAGTCGAATCCATCATTAATGTGAGTAATGACCGTTTTCTCTTCTGACAGTCTCAGTCCTCTTTCTTCAAGAAATCTTTCTATCATTGGTTTGATTTCTTTCAGTGTTTCTTTGTCAGATGCTGTAACGATAAAATCGTCAGCAAATCTCACCACATGTACTTTATGCGCATTGTACTTCACACTAAATGTCCTTTTAACTTTGCTTCTCCAGTATACATCCAGTATCATGGGTTCTAATCCATCAAGTACCATGTTTGCATAAGTTGGCGAGATAACTCCTCCCTGTGGAGAGCCTTCTATAGTCGGATATAACTTTCCCTTTTCTACATATCCACAACGCATGAACTCTTTCATAATTCTTTTGTTTCCGGGAATGTTATCCATCATCCACCGATGGCTGATTTTATCAAAGCAGCTTTTTATATCCCCTTCCAGAATCCATTGTGGAGAATCCTTTCTGCTAAGTACACTAAACGCATACTCACGTGCATCTTCAGGACTTCTGTATTTCCGAAATCCAAAGGAGATCCTGTCGGCAGTTGTTTCTGCCACTGGTTCCAGCGCAAGAAGTTGTAATGCCTGCATAGCCCGGTCTCTCATAGTAGGTATTCCCAAAGGACGCTTTTCTTTCTTGCCAAACTTTTCGATATATACCCTTTTCAATGGTTTTGCATGATATGTCTGGCAGTCCAGGCTCCTTACTGCGTTTACTTTTTCTTTATCAGATTTCCAAATTTCTCCATCTATACCTGGCGTTTTCTTTCCTCTGTTGCTAACCACTCGTTTAACAGCCAGAGCCTTCGCGTAAAATGAATTAGTTATTAGATACTGTAATCTCTTAACCAATCTCAGCTTTTGTTCTAATGTTGCCTTTACAATTCGAATCTGTAGCCTGTTAACTTGTTCTTCTGCTTTCTTCCAATCTATCTGGTTCCATTGAAGTTTCATGTCTGTATTGTCCTCACAAATGTGCCATTGAACTTGATACATTCACAGTTTCCAGTTTCTTCATGTAATTGATACGCGTTGGAAGTCTGCTTCCTTTCGGACAGGGCAAATCTTGAACCCTTATTTCATGCATTACACATGAACTTTCGCTTTTTCCAACATCCTCTGCCTTCTGTGCATTGTGCTTTTCTTACGATTAGCCTACCTTTTCCCAGGAGCACATAAGGTTTACCTTGTTTCGTCATTTAAATAATCTTGATATGTTTAGGTTCTGCCTATAGACCGGGAGTTCTCTGTCCGTTTGGCATGATACCATAGTAATTATCATGTCCCTGACTCCGTACTATTTTAGTCAAGGTGTATCAACCACTTTCACCTTTTACACGAGTGACGACCCTTACGACAGTTCACATACGTTAACCTTGCATATCTTTTCCTTGCAATAGGACAGATGTGGTTTCTGTCTTTCTCACGTTGTCCCGCTGCTCCGCACCTTTCATTACTTACTGGGCACTATGCGGTAGAAATACTACAAACGGATGTAGTAGTGAATTTATCACAATTTAAATGACGACTTGCAAGTCGCACACTATGGGCTCGGCTGACTTCTCACAGTTCGTTGTTACTAGGCTAATGAAACCCCTGTGAGACCTCCACGCTTAAGGTGCACGCTCTTTTCTCTCATATATCCGCCACATTTACTCGGTTCCTACAAACGGCAACTTTACGGCTTTGTCTTATTTAGCAGACTTACCAAGCGGAACCTAGCCTCATATGTGATTTCTGTCCGTCGGACCAAGAGTTCGCTTACAGCTTCCTTCAGATTCTACCTTACGATAGACACCCTTGCTGTTCAGCTATACACTTCCTTGTCGCCTAGGCGTGTTCGGGACTTCCACCCGTTAGAGCGCGCCCATGGCGCGCAAACTAAAAATACCACCGGCCTCTCGACTGGTGGTAACTATGAAATAATTGCGCCAAGTAATGCAGACAAGATCACGTTGAATGTTTCGGCACAATATTCTTTTGCTTTCTGCATACGGCTGTTTTCTTCCAGGAACTGTACGCCCTCAAACGTAATCTCAAATGGTCTGTCTGTTTGGAGCATTGGCGCGTCTTTTGTTTTGTCAATGACTGCAAACCCTGTAATATATCCCTTCCTTACAAGTGTTACAATGATCTTGCACCAATAGCTTTGCGGAATATCAAATAATTTTGAATTCCAGGCAAACTGTTCGAGTTCCGGTTCTACGCCGAGTTTCATGCATTCGTACAGATATCTCAGTATTTTATACATGATTACTTCCATGTCATTCTTTGCCATTATCGTTTTTGCTCCTTAAACAGTTTTATACGAACGGGACCATCTCTTTTACGTCCTTCAACGTCCTTTTTGCCTTTTCAAGCAACGAATTTTCGAACAGATAGGAAATACCTTTCGGCGTGATAATGGTATCGGGCAGATCGCCTAAAAGAACGCCATCTTTCGTATGATTGACGGCAATACCTTTTACATACCCTTCTGTAATCAAGCTTAAAATGATATACTGCCAATAATTTTCGGGAATATTATAGGCTGATGCCGTAAGGTAACACGCTTCTGGTTTTTCACCCTTTTTCAAACATTCATACAGATATTTCAGTACCTGATATACGATCACAAAGTAATCATTCTGAGCCATTTGCACCGTCTCCTTATCATCAGTTGATAATTAACTGATTCTTGCAAGAATCACAGTAAAAAGTATTGGTTTTTTCACGGTCGCCAACAGGAATCATGATTCCTGTTTTACATTTTTTGCACAAAACTTTTTCGCCTTTCCTCAAGAGCTTTACTCTCTCATGAGGCGGAATATTCAGAGTATTCGTCATAAACAATCACTCCCATTTCAGATTCGGATATTTATCATTTATATGATTAATTATATCCTGGAGCACTTTCTCTGTCAATTCAATGTTTTGATGCCTGTACTCGTTCACATAGCATTGCAGTTCTTGACTTTTGGTATTTGGCTTGTTGATTTTGGCATGCGTGGCCTCGTGAATCACCGTAATAGCCGTTTCACGAACCGTTTTGGTATTATCAGCATAAATGTTGATTTCTCCATCTTCGAAAAGTCCGTCCAGTCCTTCATCAACATCAACTCCGTACCATACCTTTATTTGAATATCATTTTCCTGAAGATATTCCAACATTTCCGTTCCGATGCTGGACTTTTTCATTTCTTTCATGATATTTCGAGGTTTGATAACGTCTCGCCCCTTTGATCTGCCATCCAATGTTTGGAATATTCCTTCGTTGTCTTTATATCTTGCCTTTCTGTTTTTCGATGCTTCCCGTTCTTCTGTGGTACCACCCTGTTCCAGAAAGTCCAACCATTTCTCATATTCTGCACTGTCTTCATAGGCTGCCGTGGAGCAGTGACACCGCGGATGCATCGGCGGCGCGTTCGTCCCCGGCATCATATCCTGCACTTTGAAATGCTTACCATCCAACGCCTGGCACCGCTCGCAGACATCTGCATTCCCGCAGGCAACGTATGTATATTCTTCGAATCCATTTCGAATATAGGACTGCTTCTGCGCTTCTGTCTGGACTCTGGCAAGCTCCGTGACCATGAGCCGCTCTGCATCCTCCCGGCTTGCACCGAAGCGTTTCTGCAGGTGCACCGCAAGCTCCCGCGGGTTCTTGCCCTGGATTAGCCCTGTTTTCAGCAGCTTGTCCAGCTCTGCTTTCAGCATATCCTGATACATCCAGATTCGATCGGAATAAGTGGCGTTATGGAATGACGCATCGACAATTGCCCGCGCCATTTTTCCATTTTCCTGCACGGAATTGCCAAGAATACCCGCCTGCCTGCGAAATTCTTCTATTGTCTGCTGTGTCAGCGTCTTGTCAAAATATTTCTGCAGTTCATCGAAACCGGATACCATTTCCAGCCCGATATTGGCTTTCAGCAGTTCCAGACGGTTGATCTTCATGGTTGCATTGTACAGCCGCATCTCTTCATTCGCCTGGTCGGAAAAATCTTTTTCTTTGACGTATTTCGCCGCTTTCCTGCCATACTCTTCGATATCGAGCTTAGAAACCCTTCTCTTTGCTTCTGCCAGCGAAATCTTCTCAGCATTGGCGTATTTTGCGTAAAATCCATCGATTTCCTTCTGAATCTGATCCGCCATATACGCATAGGTCTTCCGGATCTCTTCTGCATAGGTCTGCTCAGACATCTTATTCTTCTTGGCATGTTCCGTCTCACGTTTCTGCCAGTATTCCTTACTCGTCATCCTGTCCACCGCCGCCAAACATCTGCTTCATCACTGGATCCGCTCTCACCTTGTTCTGATCGGTATCAATTTTCTTGATTTCATCCTGTACATTGTCCACAATAGACAGCACCCCGAGCTGTGTTTCCTGGCTGACCACACCTTCCAGATTCTTCGCGATCTCTGCCTCTTCCTGCAGGTTTGCCGGGAAATTTGGTGTAAAATGTGGATGGATCTTCACCCAGTCATCTTTTTTCATTCCTGAGACCGGATTTGAGAAAATCAGACGATACCTCCGGTTCATTCCGCTGGTAAATTTCCGCTCTTTCGTTTTTTCCAAGTTACTCATTGCCTGCAGCTTATATTTCATGGCGATGCCGGAACTGGTGCCAAAATTCTCATCCGAGATATTGGCCACCATGCTGATATGGAAAATGAGCTTTTCCAGACGATCGATCAGATGCTCCTGCGTGGTATCACCATCCGGTTTCTGAAGAAATTCGACAATCAACCGTTCGGTGTCCCCGTCGAAATTAATGATTCTGTCATCCCGGATATGCGCCACATCGTCTTCTTCCAGCTTGGAACCAAGAACCTTGAGATAGGCATCCGCGAAATAGTCAACATCATTGGCTTTCTCGCTGATCGCCTTGTTGTATGCATTAATCATCGTAAGGACCGGCTCGAAGATTCCCATACGCTCCTTGTTTTCTACGTACTCCGATGCCGGAACGCCGTCGAAACCGTGTATCTTCTCGTCTGCATCCCAGAGCAATTTTCCTTTGATTGTAAACCAGCGGACCTTCGTCTCGTCCGATACGCTTCCATGAAGGATCTGATTCGAATCGTAATACAGCCGCACGAAATATCGTTCCCTTTCCAGCACGGAATCGTCGTAGATCATGAATGCATCCAGCGGACTCAGATAGGTGATACCGATATTTCCATTCTCATCTACGTAATACATTTCATAGCCTTTACCGAAGATACTGCAGATCTTGGACAGTTCGGCATTGTTATCGTCCTGATCATTATACTGATCCAGAAAATCAACATATTTCTCAACCGCTTCGTTTCCATCGTCTACCTGCAGTTTGATCGGATGCCCGATGAAGAAGCCGTTCATCGTATCCACGATGTATTTCGCAAAATTGACCATGATCCGGTTGTCCGGCTTCCACTTGGGCTTTAACGGCTCATGCAGGATCGGGTAATCCGTCTCGTAGGCCTCCTGCAGCCTGCTGTATCTAAATGCGCACTCTCCGGAATGCCGCATGATAAATTCGTTCAATTTGGCATCTGTCAGCGTCTCTTCCGACGGTAGCCTATACAAATTCGTTCGCACTTCTATATCCCTCCTTTCACCTTTCTGTTCAGCCGTGGTCGCTCCCCAAGTATTGTATATACAAAATATCGTACAGCGTCCATCGCATGATCATATTGCTTCACTGGCTTGTCTTCTCCGTTTTCAGCAGCTTTTTTATCCCAAATATAAGATGCAAATTCTTTAATTGTATTTATACAAGTCGTTGAAAATACAATTTTTTGCAAATTCAATTTGGTTGCTACCAATCGAATTCCGTCCTCTACATCATTTTTGGCTTTTATGATTTTAAATCCACGTTTTCGCAATTCCGCAATAAAAGAAGCAGCCGCAGGATCCACTATAATTGCGCGAATTTCCATCTTATCCAACCAATTCCCCAAGTCGTCTGCATACTCTGCATCCGTTTTCTGCTTTCCTTCCTCTCGTCCAGAATAATAATATTCTTTCGTACAATACCAAACGCCATCCGTTCCTTTTTCCCACAGGAGAAACACCGTTGCATTTTGAGTTCCATAATCGCAACTGACATATCTATTGCTGTCAAGCAATAAATTTTCAAATAGCGATGGATCTTTCACATGTTGTGCTTCGCTGAACATATCGTAGATAATACCCTCAGCCATAGCCCACAAGCCCAGGATATATCTTTTATAGAACACCCCGGTATACATGTTTCGGTATCTGATTTTTATTTTCTCGGATAGGCTTAGGTTGTCATCCATTGTAAAATGGAGATACAGCAGCTGTTTTTCTTTCCTTTTGTCAATCCAATTGGTTTTAAACCAGTGATATGGCCCGTCCGGATTGCAGTTAAACCAAAATTTGGAACCTTCAACGGAGCATCGACCGGTTGCCTGATTGACAAATGATTCAGGCATCAGAGCAACTTCATCAAAAAAGACCCCTGCCAGAGTAATACCCTGGATGAGGTCTTGTGAACGTTCGTCCTTACCACCAAATATGTAAAAATTGTTTTCAACACTGCCCCTGGATACGACAACTAAGTTATCGGCTCTGTGATCCGCAACTCTGTATCCTCTGGATTTCAACATCAGTTTCAGCCAGAACAAAACGTTTCGTCTGAATGAACCGATCGTCTTGCCGCACATGGCAAAATTCTGGCCAGAGAAATTGTTCATTGCCCACAGCACGAATGACAGCGACATACTGACTGTTTTTCCAGAACGGATAGCGCCATCAGCTATGATTCCATCCTTATCATGGACTGGCGAATCCTTGCACCACCAGGTAAGAACCTGCTTCTGTTTTCTGGAAAACGGCGAAAAATGGAATGTCTGGTCTTTCTGACAATTTTTAATGTTTCGCGTGAGATTCTGCAGCTTTGTTTTCAACGATGAGATCTTCTCATACACTCTCATCACCCCAGACTTCCTGCGCCACGGCATTCATCGCGGAAAGGAATCCATCATCGCCGGTTTCTTCCTGCTGAACATCCTGTTTGCTCATTTCAAATTCAAGCTGCATTGCTGCAAGTTCCAGCCGTGCATCGTCGTAACCAAATTTATGTAAAGCCTCAATGGCTCTCTGGCGCCGCGCCTGCACGCGGGTTAAGGCATCTTCTATGGACTGGATTTGTCCCAGAATTCCCTCGTATTCTTTTAAGACAGTTGGTTTTCCTTTTTCAATTCCAGATCGATATCCGGTAACACTCATTCCCGCTGGAACTTGTTCTTCTGGCTCAATATTTTCATCGGCCGTCGGCTGCTCCATGTTCTTCAGCATCTCAATTCTTTTCAACATCCGCCGTTCCCGCACAGTCAATAGCTGAATTTCCTGCAGGAGCAACTGCTCCTTGTCCGGCGTCACCATTTCAGTCAACCGTTTTTCTTCTGGATCCAGACAATCAAAAAAGAGAGCTTCAAACTCTCCTGTCTTAACTGCATTCTTATTTCCCGGCGGACCGGTCGCATTTTGATTTCCCGGTTGACCGCCTCTTTTTTTCTTATCCGAACGTTCGCTTTTCTTATTCGAACGCTCGTTATCCCATCTGTGAGTAGATTTCCAACGGCGAACAGTTCCTTCCGGCAGATTCAGTCGACTTGCAATCTCAACCAATTTCATGCCTTTCAGGTACATGCCCTTTGCCTGCTCTATTCTTTTATCTGGCGCCCGGGCCATGTTCCATCACCTCGATTCGTCGTTTTTGAATATAACAAAAGGCAGTCTCTATGCAAGACCGCCTATGATTTTCACATATTATTTTTTTTCTTGCTCTTTTGCCCATTCTAAAGCAGCTGTTTTTGCTTCCATTATTCCATTTGTCCCCTCAATAATCGCCAATCCAATCGCAAGCCCAATAATATCTCTTTCTGTATGCGATTGGTTAATAAAATGGATCAAATTCGCCGCAGCCGAATAAAAATAAAACATTCCTTTAAATGCATATGCCGTCAATAATTGATGATGGTCTCCTGTCCTTTTCCCTGTTATTAAGCCAACAGAAACAATAATTGGGCAAAGCAAATACGTAATTACAAATCCTATATCCATCCTATACTTTCCTCCTTTTTCTGTCATCATACTACAAAACGTCCTGCATTTCTACAGGACGTTTTAAAAGAAGTATATGGGGGATGATCTCCAGTCAATGGAGAGTTGGAACGATGGGACTTGAACCCATGACCGTTCGGATATAAGCCGAAAGCTCTTCCAACTGAGCTACGTTCCAATGGCACTTCCTACCAGATTTTCACAGTTATGGCACTACATAACCATAAAATCAAGCAGGCTTTGTCAATCTCTCTAAGGCGGTGCATCGCTCTCAGTTCAGATGTCTGGGGGCTTCGTTCAACATCGTACATCATTCGGACTTTTTCCACGGGCTGATGCCGCCCAATCAGCGGTCAAGCTGTAACACCTGACCGCCGCTCAAAATACATTCACAAGGAGGTAAAGAAAAGATGAAACCCTTCCTGCCGTTCTTCCATGATACACTATAACATTTTGAATCGTAACATATGTAACAAACGTAACAAAGTTTACTCTTTCTCGAAAAATCTTTGAAATTCCATTTTCACACTGCCCTCCGTAGCTTTCCGCCCCAGTTTACTTGCCACCTGGCTCCAGCTCATCTCCTCGAAGACTCTGTACTTGATGATCCGCTGCATCCTCTGTGGAATGTGGTTCATCCACTGCTCCACCTCTACTTTCAGCCGCTGGGCGTTCTCCCGGCGCTCTTCCAGAATCTTCTCCTCGTGCCGCAATCTGGCATCCTCCTCATAAGTGAACGCTGTCCCCGCGATCTTGAAATGCTGCGGATTGTACGGAAAATCCGGATTGCTCCCGGAGACGGAAGTCTGCACGATGGTCTTCCGCTTTTTTTTCAGCCGTCTAATATCCTTTTCTGTCTCCTTGATCAGCTCACACGCGTCTATGTACTGTTCCAGCACCTTTTTCTCCATCGGTATCACCTTCTTTCTCTTTTTCAAAACTGCTTTTCAGCATCCCCGCTTTGATCAGCTCGTAAATAATATCAAGGCTTGTTTTTACGCTTCTGTACCTGCAATTAGGATTCGCGTGAATTCTCGGGTCATCATCGCTCCAATCATTTACCCCAAAGTATACATTACTCACAAAAAGCATCTTTTTTCCTCTTGCTACGCACAGATAATAGCATTCGAGGTCACTCGATATTCCTTTGCATTTTTTAAAACCAAATTTTTCAAATTCTTTCGCTTTTACCGTTGGAATCAGCATATTTTTTCACCTCCTACGCAAACCTCAACTGTCCCTGGCTGTCATCGATATTCAGATTCGGCACCCGCTCGCCTACTTTCAAGTACGGGCAGTTGGCCTCTGCCAGTTTCTGTGCCATAATCGGCACCACGCTGTTTCCGATCCGCGCCACCTGCTTTGCAACCGGATAACTTTTCCAGTTGTAATCTCGGCTGATGATGTAGTCTTTCGGGAATCCCTGCATCAGCTTCAGTTCTTCCGGTTTCAACATCCGAAGAAAAATATCATAGATGATATATTTTTCACCTTTAATGTTTAAAATCACGTTTACCAGTCCGAACCGGTCTTTTGTAGTAATTGTCCCCAACGGCCGGTCGAGCACCTGTCCGCATCCAGCCCCATAGTATTTGATCAGAAACGCAGACACCAGCCCAAAATGCCCGGGCGAAGTCGTTATGGTATGCAGTGGCTCATCGCATCCCTGTCCGATGCCGGATTTATAATACTTTGTGATGAAAGCAGCGGTTATCCCAAAATCGCCTGATGAAGTATCTATTGGATATATTGGCTCATCACATCCCTGCCAGACGCCGGATTTATGATATTTGGTAACGAATGCAGTCACCAGCCCGTAACGGTTTGATGTATCAATCGTTTTGATCGGCTCCGTCAGAAGCTGCCCTCTGGAATCTCCGTCTCGTGTCTCTCCGTGGTACTGGATGATAAATGCCAGTGCATCCTTATCTTTCACAATATAGGGATCAGGCGTATCGATGATATACTTCTTGATGCCATTGGCTATACGCTTCTGTGTAGCTTCGGCCAGTGGCTTTTTCCTGTCAAAAATTGATGTACCGAGGTCTGACCAATCAATATAATCTCCGCACTCTTCCCAACGCTTCAAACCGGCGTTCTCTCTGCTGTGTGTAGGCTCCGGCCACCGGATCTCTTTTCCATCCCGCCGGAACACTGCATACCATCGTTTTCTGGTGGTCGGTGCTCCATAATCGGCAGCAACCAGCTCCCGGCAATCGAATATGTATCCAAGGCTTTTCATCGACCTGATGAATTTCTTGTAATCTTCGCCTTTTTTCTCCGGAATCGGATATCCCTTTTCATCCAGCGGCCCCCACTGCTGTATTTCTTCCACATTTTCCATCAGAATCACATCCGGCAGAATCTCCTTAGCATGCTTGTACACAGCCCACGGAAGAATCCGCAGACCGCGCTCCCGTGGTTTACCGCCCTTTGCTTTGCTGTGACTCGTGCAGTCCGGGCTTGCCCACATCAGAGCCACATGCTGATCTTTGACGTATTTCCGCAGGTTGACCTTGAAGATATCCTCCGTCAGATGCAGCGTGTTCGGATGATTCGTCTTGTGCATCAGGATGGCGTCCGGGTCGTGGTTTATCGCAATATCTACCGGCCGCCCCAGTGCCATCTCGATGCCGACGGAGGCACCGCCCCCGCCAGCAAAGCAATCTATAATCAACTCTTTCATTTCAGAAAATCCTCCAAACTCATCTGCACCGCCGGAATGTCCTCCCACTCCACGCCGATATAGTCCAGCACCCTTCCCCAGCCATATTTTTCGCCAGTGTTTGGATCTGTGCAGCAGCGATACATCCAGAATTCCCATTCTTTCGGGTTGCGCTCCCGGAGCTTGTCAAACCGGTGCGGCCGCTGCTCCAAATGGATGCCAAAACCGCACATGCTGCATCCGGTTCTCTGTGCTCCCGTTGTGTAGAGTTCTCCATTCTGCCGCTTTGCTATCGCTCCATAGATTTCCGGCACGATGGATTCCAGCGGAACATATTTTTTCGGGCTCCCGTCTTTATTCCGGCCGTATGGCTGCGCATGATACAGCTTCTCAAACAGCGCCAGATGCTCATGGTACCAGCGATCCATATCCAGAGCCAACTGCAGGATATCCTGCCGCATAAAGATTGCAAAGGGAGCAGATCGCGTCACGGTCTTTCCGTAGTAATTGCAACCATGATCGATCAGCGCCTCTTCACGCTGTCCCCCTTCGCTTGCCATGATTCCAAGGTAAGGACTGCTGTTATGGTTCTTCGCCCAGTCGTCGCAAGGTTTCTCTTTTAGCCAGTAACAACACTCATTCGAAATTTTAATGTCCGGCTCAGGCTTGCCATAGTTGACACCCTCGTTCTCGTTTTCATAACCACCAAACAATCTCAGCCATTTCTGCGGCAACTGCATGCGGCTGTTCTTGGCATAATGCCCCTGTGCACCGCATTCGCCGGTGATGATCGCATGCCGCACCGTCTTATTGTTCTCTGTCGGATTCTGCAGTGTATTGATCCGCCCGGCAATCTTCTTGCTGATCACCGGAAAGCCAATCTCATTCAAAATCGTAACCTTGCTCTTATACGATTTCACAACTTCAAGCCCCAATGCTCTATGTACCTTTTGGATGCTCTGATCTTCAATACCAGATACCGTAATTCCTGTAACGTGGATGCCGATACTGTGCAGCCAGATCAACAGCGTAATGCTGTCCAATCCACCAACGCTCACATGGCAGTTTTTATTCTCGTATTCCATTTCCGTCCAGAACTCCCACGCTCTTCTGGCCTGACGACGAAGTTTCACTTCATACGGCAGATTCTGCTTCGCCGTAAAAATTGCTCTCTGTATCTTCTTCTGTTTTTTCCATTCTTCTGTGCTTAATTCTCCCATTTCATTCAGAAGCCCGGTATACCCTTGCCCCGGCCGGAGGCTGGCTCCTTTCTTTGCTTGTTATTTTTTATGCTTT